CCTGTTGTTGCTTGTACATACTGACTGGCCATATCTTTTGCAGTCTTGTGTACAAATACTATTGCACTTTTATTTAGTTTGATAGTACTGGCAGGGTCCACAGTAAACACCCAAGGACCTAGTCCAATACCTTGCTGAGTTGCTTGTAGTGCTAGTGGCTTGGTGATTTTTATAGTGGTAGCATCTTCTTCAACAAATCTACCCACAATCTCTTCACCTGCTGTGGTTCTAATAGTGACTGTGTCTGTTGCTTTGTATGGTGCTTCAATAATCATAATGAGTGTCCTGTTCCGTTATAACCTGTTTCTTCTAAATACTGTGGAAACTTATCCCAGCCGCCAATAATCTTGCCGCCTACTTTGATTTGCGGGAAGGTGCGAGCGCCCGGAAACATTTCCAATACTTGTTCACGTGTGAAGTCTTCGTCAAGTTGATAGTACTTGTATTCATACTGACGTGTTTCGCATAATGCCTTTGCTCTATCACAAAATGGACATTGAGGTTTGCCGTAGATTTCTATCATAAACTAAATCCTTTAAATGTATCTGTACTTACATCCTGCTTAGTGCCGCCACTAACATATGATGTAATCTCTGTTTCTTGTGGTGCAACTTGTACATCAGCACCACTAATCCATTTTTGTGTCCATGGCAGAGGATTACTTTTTACATTATACGGACTTTTAAGATTAACATTAGTCATTCTGCGTGTACAAATCCATTCGATATAGTCACTTAGCAATACAGTGTTAAGTCCAATCATCGATCCGTCTTTGAACAAATAGTCTGCCCATGCTTTCTCTTGATCAACTGCATCTACAAACATATCAATACATTCTTGTTCTGTTTCTTTTGCAATCTGTTCAAACACAGGATCATCTGTTTTAAGAATCTTTAGTAGCATCTGTGTGCTTGCTAGGTGTAGGTTTTCATCACGGGCAATAAGTTTAATAATCTTAGCATTGCCTTCCATTTGTTTCATTTCTGCAAACGCCCAGCTACATGCAAAGCTCACATAAAAACGCACACCTTCAAGAATGTTAACACTCATTAGTGTAAGCCACAACAGTTTCTTTAGCTCATAAAGATCAACTTTAACCTTCTTACCATTAACTGTGTGAGTGCCTTCTCCTAGTAGATTATACCAACTGCTCTGTTCGATAAGGTCGTCGTAGTACTTTGAGATATCTCCAGCACAATCAACAATCTCTTCAATGTTCATCATCTCATCAAAGATTTTACTAGGGTTGCTGTACACGTTGCGGATAATATGTGTGTACGAACGTGAGTGAATTGTTTCTGAGAACGTCCATGTTTGGATCCAGTTCTCAATCTCGGGTAAACTTACAATAGGAGCAAATGCTTCGACTGGCGCACGACCTTGTACACTGTCAAGTAGGATCTGACGCTTTAGATTTGATGTAAAGATGTGACGTTCATGTTCACTGAGAGCTTTAAAGTCTTTTGCATCTTGGTAGATGTCTACTTCTTCTGGGCGCCAAAAGAATCCTAGCTGTTTATCAGTTAGGCTATCAAAACTTTTATACTTTAGTGTATCGTAACGCTGAATAGTTGGACCGCCAGTTGGGTCTAAAAATGCAGTAACCTTAGTATGGTCTGCTTTGTTTGTTGTGTCAAAGACGCTCATGTGTGTTTCCCTTAATATGTTATCTTCATGTGTTTATAACATGCTACGAATAGCATGTCAAGTTTTATATTGTGCAACTTTCGCAATCTTCTTCATCAACTATTGCTTGCTCTAGTTCTGGTAAAGCATGGTCTCCCATTAGTTTGCTAATGTCAAGTTCGCCTTGTCCATCGTTGGTGTTAAAATAATACAACTGTTTACCACCATACTTGTAGAACATCAGTATGTGTTGTAGCATTGTACTCATTGGAATCTTTTCGTCATCGAAGAAGATTGGATTATAACTTGTATTAATACTGATGCCTTGATCAATGTACTTCTGTAGTACTGCCATAATCTTCAAGTAGCCTTCTGGTGACTGTTGATCCCATAGTAAATCATACTTGTTCTTTAGTCGTTTGTACTCAGGTACAACCTGTTTAAGAACACCGTGCTTGCTTTGTTTCACGCTGATTAAACTACGTGGAGGTTCAATGCCATTTGTAGCATTAGCAATCTGTGCGCTAGTTTCGCTGGGCATAAGTGCCATTAGTGTGCTGTTACGAATACCTGTTGCTTTAAGTTGTTTACGCAACCCTTTCCAATCTTGTCGTTCTTTGTGCTTGACTAATTCATCTACATCTTTCTTGTATGTTTGATTAGGTGTAATACCGTGTCCGTACTTTGTTTCCATGTTGCCGCTTGGTGCGCCGAACTCTGTTGCAAGATCTGCACTTGCTTTGATCAAGTAATATGACCATGCTTCTGCCCATTCGTCTACAAGTGCAAGTCCATCTGCATCGATGTTTTGATATGTTAAGTCGTGCTTGGCCAACCAGTATGCAAAGTTAATAATGCCAACGCCTAGAGGACGGCGTTTCTCTGTGGATAGCTGTGCTGCTAGGATAGGATAGTTCTGATAGCTTAGTAATGCATCTAGTCCACGTACTGCTAGACGACATACACGCTCAAAGTCTGCTGGAGTACGAATGTTGCCCCAGTTGATTGCACTAAGAGTACATAGGCTGATTTCGCCTTCTGGATCATTCAAGTCTTTGAGTGGCTTAGTTGGCAAGTCAATCTCTGCACACAAGTTGCTCTGTCTAATAGGTGCAAGCTCTGGAAGGAATGAACCGTGATCATTAGCGTTGTCTACATTCTGTAAATAGATGCGGCCTGTGTTCTTACGCTCTTCCATAAATGCACTAAACAAATCACTTGCTTTAACTGTTTTCTTGCGTAGCTTTGTGTTACGCTCTGCACGTTCGTATAGTTCACGGAACTTGTCTTGATCGGCAAAGAACGCTTCATACAATCCAGGTACATCAGCAGGCGAGAAAAGAGTTATATCGCCGCCTACAATAAGTCTTTCATACATCAACTTGTTAAACTGTACACCATAGTCCATATGTCTTACACGGTTCTCTTCTGTACCTTTGTTGTTCTTCAACACCAGCATATCTTCTACTTCCAAGTGCCATACTGGATAGTAAATAGTTGCTGCTCCGCCACGTACACCACCTTGACTGCATGATTTAACTGCACTTTGGAAGTGCTTGTAGAAAGGAATGATGCCTGTGTGATAAGCATCGCCTTTGCGAATTGGGGAACCAATAGCACGAATACTCCCGCCACCAATGCCAATGCCTGCTTTTTGACTTACATACTTAACAACGCTGGCAGCAGTAGCATTAATACTGTCAAGACTATCATCAGTTTCAATAAGAACACAACTACTAAACTGGCGTTGCGGAGTACGAACTCCTGCCATAACAGGAGTAGGCAAACTAATGTCGTGCAAGCTAATAGCATCATAATAATCCTTTACCCATTGCAAACGGGAATCAACTGGATAGTCTTGGAAAAGACTTGCTGCAATAAGAATGTAGCACATCTGTGGTGTTTCAAAAATCTCACCGCTTACTCTGTTTTGACAAAGATACTTGCCACGAAGCTGTTCCATAGCAACATATGTTAAGTTCTCATCTCTGTCATGTTTAATAAATGTATTAATCTTTTCCCACTCGTCGTCACTGTACTTTGTAACAAGTTCTGGATCGTAGAATCCGCTTTCGGTATTACGATCAACTAGTTTCTTAACATGCCACGGCTCAAATCCGTTGTATACTTCTTTGCGTAGCGCATAGTTAACAAGTCTTCCACCAACATATTGATAGTTAGGAGTCTCTTCTGTGATAAGATCTGCTGCTGCTTTAATAAGTGTTTCTTGGATTTCTTTACTAGTAATACCATTGTAAAACTGAATCTGACTCTTAAGTTCTACTTCGCTTGGACTAACTCCTGTAATATCTTCACATGCATAAAACACAACCTTGTGTAGCTTTTCAATATCGAGAGTCTCTTTGCGCCCGTCACGTTTAGTAACTTGAATCATTATCTTTTCCTTTTTGTTGTCTATTTGGTATTTATTAATATGTAGGTAGTGTGTCGTGCTGCATCTGGCATTTCAGCATAGGTAAGTCAGTTGCGTCAATACTCTTATTATAATAATACCCTATTGTTAGATTGTCAACGAAAAGAAGGTATCTTATTACACTTTCTTTTTCGTCTAGTGTAATATGTATCTCAAAACGACTGCTAGAAAAACGATCAGTTAACTGTAAAGTGTAGTATATTGCTAATATTTTTGTAAAGTCGCAGTAACGATTTTCTTCAATCATTTCCCAAGGAGTGGGCCATGTGGTTTT